CCTGACACTTCTTACAGACCTTGGTGGTCATCTGTTGTAGTATGAGTAAACCCCTTTAAGTACCACAAGGGCTTTACCCAGATTTAAATATATATAAAAGATAACAATGAACAACAATTCGCTCGTGCCTGTTTATAAGATCAGGTCTATGAAGGTTGCCGAGAAGCGGCGTCTCGCCCGTCTTCTGGGACTCAAAGATGCCGACAAGTTTACCGGAATCGCACTCGATCGTTTTCTGGTCGCCCACCGGGACATTCTGAGGAAGGCTGAGAAGGCGATGATCGAAAACGATCCACTGTTAAAGGCGGCAAAGGCGCCAAGGGCGCATCGTAAGAAGATAAGCAAGAAGGAGCTGCTCAGGATGATGAGCAAGAAGAATCGCGCTGCGGCAGCCAAGGCGGCAGCCAAGGCAAATGCTATGTTGACCGATAATGAACGGGCGAGGGCGAATAATGCAAGGCGGAATGCAGAACTTCGCAACGTGGCAAATGAGATGTACCAAAAGCGGAGGCGTGCTGCGTACCCTGCTGCAGCCAAAGTGGTGAACCGTTTCATGAGGGCGCGTCAGGCTAAGAAGGGGGGCTCCCCGCGTCGCAGCGTTTCGCCGAGTCTGTTGAACCTGAATAAGATACTTCGGAATAAGAAGAATGCTGACAACGAACGCAAGCTGACTGCCGCTCGCAAGATGGTGAAGCGCCTGGGAGACCGTGTCAGGGCAAAGCGCAAGGCTGACAACGAACGCAGGATGGCTGCCGCTCGCAAGATGGCGAAGCGCCTGGGAGACCGTGTCAGGGCAAAGCGTGCTGCTAAGGCTGCCAGCGTCCGCAAGACGGTCCCCGCTAGCAAACGGATGACGAGGCCGCGCGTCGCCTTCAACAGCGCAGCCGGCATGAATAGGGCGACTCGTATGGCGGAGGCTCTTACTCGCAGGAGGCGGCAGTTGTCGCAGGCTGCTCGCAACGAGAATGCTGCGAGGGCGGCGAGGGGTGAGCAGACCCTGATGAACAAGAGGCTGTCAGAGATGAAGCGGACCGCTCCTACGTATGGGAATGGGCGTGTGAACAACGTCTCTGCGAACGTCAAGGAGGCGTACAAGAACCTCGCTCAGGGCATGAGGTCTTATAGGTAAATGTAAATATCTTTCTTACCACCTGTCTCAATCACAGGTGTTAACAAAGAGGAAAGTCGGGGCAATGCGTTGCCCTCGGGATCAGCACCCCCTGATGATAACGAGGCCGAGGGAGAGCATGAGCGCCTCCTGGAGGTTCTTGAGCGGGCGGAGGACCGTCACGAAGGGCACGAGACCGCGGTTCCACACGAGCTTGAGAAGGAACGTGCTGACGAGGACCACGAGGAGGAACATCACGAGGGTCTCGATGGGGTTCTGGGACTTGGCGATAGACTCAATGAACATATTTAATATGTTGCGAGATAATAATATGGTGGTGAGAAAGCGTCTACCCGTGAGCGGTTCAGAACATCCATTCTCTGTGTATCCGTGGGGTTCCAAAGGTGGTGGGTCGAATAGCAACAACTGCTACGCGTATGCTATGCACGATTGGCAGTCCTACAGGGTTCACAAGGCTCAACCTGGAAACCGATCTGGGTTGAGCAACCGCTCCATCGAGTACCGAAACTGCAAAAAGGTTCACCGGAGGGTGATGTCCGACAACCCTGGCAAGGTGCGCCCCAGCCCCCTGAAAAGTCGATGCCCCCGAGGGTTCTATAAGGTCGCCTTGGTGATCGCCCCTGGCAGGGACTTTCACTGGTACAAGCAGCACTCTGTTGTGTACTACCGCGTCAAAACGGGGGACACGAAGCGCTCTCTCGCTCGATCCTTCAAGATCCCTGAGAGCAGGCTACGGGGGCTTGACTTGACACCGGGAAAGATGATACGATTCAAGGCAAACGTGTGGTCCCACAAGCGTGGGTGGGGCGGAAAGCCTCTTCTGACCGATGCGAAGGGCAAGGTCATCCTGAATCCCAAGACGGCTGCTAGGAATTACGGAGGTGGGTTGAACTACAACAAGTTCTGTGGGTCATACTGTGTTAAGCGTACTGGGGTTAACGTTGGAAAGACCCGAACCAAGGTCCTCAAGTAGGGTCGTCAGAGTCGATACCGTATCTATGTCGAAGGTGATCTCCGTCTGCGTTGAATCAAAGTCGATGTAGGCTTCATCGCCCATTCCGGTGATGATCTGGTTCACCACGTCGGGGGATAGATTCAATGTGCTGGTCGATTGTGATGAGGTGTTGAAAATTGATAAAGTTACTTGGAATTGGGAACAGTCAAAATATTGACGACAAGTGGGACACGTATTCTTACCCTGTGCCTTCCAATTTTCTAGACACGATGTGTGGTATATGTGTCCGCATTTAAGGCGGCGAGATCCCCGACCGTTGATGGGGTCCAGACATATCGAGCAGTCACCCAGAGTGGTGTGGATGCTACAGAGGTTACTATTGGACAATGCAAAGCACCTGCATTGTGCACCAGTTTTTGTAGTTGCATTACAACGTTCGCTCATCACAGCTGGAATTTATAATGATTTTTATGGGGCTAATATACCACACAACCGTGAGGCATGGCTTGGAGTTTCTAATAAGGTACTCCCGCCTCCTCACACACCCTATTGCGCTCTGCCACCACCTGCTCCAATGTGTAGTCGTTTATGTGGTACGACTTGTAGAACTGAAAGTGGTTATTGTTTATACGAATAATATACCTCCCACGTCGAATCGTGAGGAACTTGTGTCCTGTAAGTACGTTGTTTTTGCTAGGTCCACAGTTGATCCCGTTATCACTGACTGATGCCCACCTCAAGTTATCAAGTCTGTTATCCGATTTATCCCTGTTAATGTGATCAACACATAGAAGGTTATCTGGATTGGGTATAAACGCCCGTGCAAGTTCCCTGTGAAGCCTGTGAGGTCTCTTATCTGCGCCAAACCTCATATAGCCAGCACAATCTGGCGAAACCTTTTTTAGTTTTTTATTATCATTTCGCCTGACATTCCCGAGGTTTGATATCTCGTAGGTGTCAGGGGACGCTGGGAGTGGGACCCACTGCTCGGTCATATTGTGCATCTATGGAAAGGCATCTTTAATTAGTAGATGCCTGGTACCTTCAAGAGGGGGCGGTCCGATGAATAACATTGGTTAATATCGTGAGGTCCCGGGCGCTGCCCGTGGGTCTGAAGGTTCTGAACCTTCTTGATCATATCGGGACCCTTCTGCTGAAGAAGCCTCCGGTAGGAATAATTATCAACAAGGGGGACGTTGTGGCTGGACATCATGTAATTGTCGAACAACTTGGAACTGGTGGAGATTGTGAAGGCGCGTCCGTCTGCTGCACCGAGCCTCTGACTCATTGGTTTAAGTTATACTAAGAAAAGATTATCTGGCGGTTTTCCTGAGTGTGCTGCCACGAGAGAGTCCCACGATCCTTGAGCACCCGAGCCCACTCGCCGATAGGAAAGCCTTGGAAACTGTCAAGCATTTCAACGGGCTTGGCGTCCTCGAGAATACCAGGGTGGTTCATCAGGTGAACGAGGTGGTTGTAGCCCATAGCAATCTCTTTGAGAGTCTCAGCACCTGACAGAATCGCCTTGCCTGTGGAGAAGATACTTGCGGTCATCTGTTTCATGTCCCCCGCTGGCTTGAACTTAGCCTTGACGGCTGCATAGCGATCACGGGAGAGGTTGACATTCATCCCCGGCTGTTCAGAGAGGTAGCGGGCACAGTTGCGGAGGTTGACATCCTTGTTAAACTGGAAGTTTGCGTTGATCATACAGATCCGGAACTCCTGGATGTCAACATCCGTGTTCAGCACATGCTTGATGACTACACACACTTGACGGATGACCCTGTGGCAGTCGAACAGGTCGGTGCATCCAGCAACCTGGATGGAACCGTTGGAGAAGATCTTGATGGACTTGGTGCTTGACTTGTCGGTGTAGAAGAGCGTCACCTGGTTGAAGAACTCAGTGTGCTTGAGATGCCACACTATGGCATCCGGGGATTTTTCAAAACGGAGATGGAGTCCGTCAGGTGGGAAGGATTCACGAACCTTGGGAAGATCCATCACCCGACCAGTGTTGGCAACCATGGTAATTGTGATCAGTTTGGGGAAACTCGTCACATCACCCGGGGGTGCGTTATCCCTGATCTCCTTGAGGGTCATCAGGTAGCTGAAGGTGTTTTCGCTGACTTGAGTGTACATGGCGTCTGTCTCTTTACCCATAGACAGTGGATTGCTTGGGATTTCTCAGACACTTTTTTTACTAGATGGAATCCGGTATGTTCAACAGGTGGTCGAAGAAAAAACGATGTTCGTCATCAGGTGGGTAATCCACATCGATAAGACTTCCTTCAAATTCAATCTTACTACCATTCATAACAACGTCGTCGCACACCATCAGTGCAAAGTTGTTCAGTTTCATGGTCTTGTAAAACTCTGGTTCCTGAAAGTCGACTGATGAAATCTCAACATGAATTGGCCTATTGCCTGCCACGTACGCCCTGAGTTTCTTGGCACCCTTGTGGGAAGTCATGCCCACTAGGCAACTCCTACCCGTGTTGGGTAATGTTATATTATACAACCTCTTCCCCATGCTAACCATGAATAGTTCGTGACTCGAGGACATAAAAGTATACGTCTACTATATACAAAAGACATATATGTCTCGAATTTTGAGCCGCCCTCCGCCTAAGACTCCCGTTGGGAAGACGAGAGGATATGGAAGATACTGTATAAAAGCGAAGTCTCGGGTCCTGAGTGAAAACGGAGACACTTATATCAATATAACTGGATATGACACCGATCCTAGTATTGGTGGTAGGGTAGCCATGGTAGCCAAATACAAGGGGGATGTGCTGGACCTTAAACACACTGAGGTAGAGGTTGTGTTTCTCACACACACGTCCATGGAGGCTGATGGAACCATCTTCTTGGACTATGTGGAATGCAACTCGACGCTCACCATCCCCCCATGGAACTTCCGGTGAGGTTATAAACATTAAGGGGTATATATCAACATATGCCCTGTGCCTGCTGCAAAAAGAAATGCGGTATACCTCTCAAATGTGCATTCTGCGTCGGAGAGTTCTGTATACGATGTAGACACATGGATGTTCATAAATGCCCTGGAATTGAAGAGAAGAAGCGGAAAGATCGTGAAGTGCTGCAGAGCCGTATGAAGTATGAGATCCAGAAGCAGTCTACGACTTTTGAACGTTGCTGAACTTCACTGTCAAGTTGGCAATCTTGCGATTTATTTTGAGCATCTTGTCATATCTCGGATCAATGGGAACTTCGCCCCTGAATGCGTTCGTGATTCTCTTGAAGATACTCCTGTTGTCCTTGACCAGAGTCTTTTTCACTTTATTTGCGATGGCTGTCAGGGATGGTGCAGACGCCAGATTTATCTGAACCGCCCCGGGGGTGGTCGGGGACACAAAGCCACCCTTACCGTTCGTATATACGACAGGGGTCGCCCCCCGAGTTCCATAGACTACAGGCTTCCCCGATTTGGAGACATACACAACCGGAACCACCCCAGGACCCTTCTTGTTCACCACCTTCCCGCCGCTGTCATACAACGTCGTGGGAATCGTCGTGGGGCGTGCATTGACAGGTGCTACGGGGCGTGCATTGACAGGTGTCACCACGGTCTCCGTTCCCACGTTGTTGTTGCTGTTTTGTGTAAACTGGTTCATAAACATCCTAACGTTCCTCTTGTTATTGCTAATCTCTGGGGGTATCAAGATTCCCCTAACCTCCCTGTACCCCTTCTTCCCTATCAGGAACTTATACCGCTGCCCACCCCTAATGAGCCTCTTACCAGTCAGGGGGTTCAGAACCTTCCGCTTATCCCCGTTGCGATCGATGCCAACCTTGATCTTGCCAATAAAACGCACCTTGATGCGGGTGTTCCCCGACTGCATGTGCTTCTTGAGTTTCCTCGTGAGACGAGCCTTCTCTCGGGGTGTCAGGGTTCTGTTGAACTTGATGTTCAATGAGTGCTTGTTCAGGGTGATGGGACCCTTCATGATTCGACGCACCGCCCCGGGTGTGTCCAACGCATCCTCGACGAGTTTTCGGAGGCGCTTTGTAGCCATTACTATACACTACGATTTTTTTACCTCACCCTCCTCGCTGCATTCGCTTCACGTGAGCTCTGACCCATTCCATTGCTAATCTTTATCGCAAGTGCAAGACTTTTGTTGGGGTTCTCTGCCAGTTTGTACCGGTTGGCAGACTGTGTCCTCTTCAATACAGATGTGGCCTTTCTGGGTATCAGGGATGTCAGACGCTCCAACGTCTTCCTCTGGGGGTTGTTAGTATTCTTATTATTCGCTCTGAGCCCGTCGAACCTGAGAAGGATAAACAAGCGGTGGATCTTCGATGATGCTATGGCATTGCTCCCACCCTTCAGTAGGTTGGGCTCGACTAATTTGGCAAGGTGAAGAAGATTTGTAGCCTGGTTTCTCACTCCGAGTGCGTACGGAGCCTTTGAATTCTTATTGGTATTCATCTTTGGAAGGTCTCTTGCTGAAATCTTGTACGGACCATCCGTCTTCTCCCTGGTCATCCCAGGAGGAACGTGGTACGTGTCGGATGTCTTTATTAGAGCGCCCGAACCCCTGCGCGTGGTATCGTAAACCATGGACAGTTCGTCGAGGGACCGAGAGATCCACATGGACTCCAAGCAGCGCATGATGATTTTGGCAACGTACACGACGATATTCGTGTTAGCCTCTCCTGCCAACTTATTAACCGTAAACTTTCCGAAGTAATTCTTCGCAGGTTCATTAAAGACTGTTGGACTGTCACTGTTAGTGATCTTTACGACGAGTATGCGAGCAATCACGGACAACGCAAAATCGGTTTGGATCTCAAAGAGGTCCCTCTGCCCTTTCTTCGATACAGTACCCGCACTACCGTATTTTTTAACATATTCCATTTCCTCAGTAGTCTTGGTCGTCTTTGCCTCAAGCACTTTAACTTTGTACGACTTCAGATTTTGAACTACAATGGGTTGATTACCGTACCTCGTTCGTTTGCCCATGACATTCGCCCACTTCTGTTGTTGTGATGATCCCTTCACGCCCTGAATCATGACATCCGCAGCAGCCGTTGCTAATGCGTAGGTATTGTCCCCTTCCATCTTAGTGTAACTCGTCGAGACGTTGAATATCCCGATGTATTCGGGTGAAAATATGTCAACGCCGAGTGCCAACAGAGAGATATCGCTGGCACTCTCTGTGCCACACAGATCCCCCAGAAGCCCCTCGCCGTACTTGAAGATGTGATGTGCCCTGGAACTCTTGTCGTTGAAGGGTGTCGGTCTGGCGTACGCATTTTCAAATGCCTCCATGGTCTTTTCAGCACCCGTAAGGCTCATGGGAAGTTTCTCCATCTCTTCTCCGAGCGTCAACACGGTCCCAGCGTCCTGTATGTCCACGCGGATCTTCGGTGCGATAATGATACGTGAATCAGCCTTGGATGTAAACGGGGACTTTGCATTGTTTTTCACAGCCAGAATCTTCTTGATGACGGTGGTCTTACCAGCACCTGACGCACCGATCATCATGATGGCAGACGGTTTGCTACCACCTGACGCATTCTTGGTGTACGAAAAGTTCATCTCGTTCACCACGGCTGCTATCTGCTGCTTCGCACCACCGACATATTCCGTAACTGCGGCTTTGTTGTTCGCCCCGATCTGGTTCAACATGGTGTTGATCGTCTCTTTCCCATTTCGAACCCCCTCGTTGATGAACACGTACACCTTGGGTTCGTTCATCGCTAGGAAAAAGTCCTTGGCGGCAGACTTCACAGCCACCTTATTAGTCGCACTGTAATTCGCATCTGCGTTGATGGCCTTCTCAAGGTTTTGGAAGGTTTCGGCTTTCGGGTTCTTTTCGAACAACTCCTTCAGCATCGCACGCGCTTTCTCATCGGTCATCTGGGAATTACTCAGCAACTTTGCAAATACACTCACCTTATTCACAGCCGCACGGAATTTTGCGGCTCCACCTTCCCCCTTCGGGACCGGGGTCGTGTCCTGCATGCACACGGCCAACAGGTACCTGAAAAACGTAATCAGACCGTCAACAGATGTCGCGGTCAGTTTCGTATTTCCAAGCTTCAGATCACCTCCAGCGGCTTTCACGAGTTCTGCACTCTTGAGAGCTGCCAATACCTTGACGCACACCTCACCCTTGAGTTTACCTTCTAGGTTGCTGAGTTTGCCAGGATAGGGCTTGATATTGTTCATACCAATATGGTATTACGAGAGAATTAATTTACTTCCCGAGAGCTGCTTGCAGCCTTTCTTTTTGTTCAGGTTTGAAATCAGTGAGCTTAGGGAGTCCCTCTCTATAAGCGGATAATCTAGCCCCCCCTCCCTCCTCCATCAAGTTTCCGTAAGCCGTCTTGATTCTCGCAGCGTTTTTACTCAGATTGAAGTTTTTAGCATTGAGCAGGTTCTTCAGGAGTTCTTCCCCTCTTGGAGTACGAGACCGCCATTTGCCTCCACGGGGCTTTCTTTCATTGCATTAGAGGCTGTGTCAACCAGCTCCTTAAGAGACCTGTTGAAGTTGAGGATTGCCTGGTTCGACAGACTCTTCAGTTTTTGATTATGCTCTGTCTTTTTCGCATTCGCCGCAGTCGCATCCGCCTTCGCCGTCGCCGCCGCCGCCTTCGCCGCCGCCGCCTTCGCCTGCGCATCACTCAGCGATGCAATGTGGTTGGACTTCACGTTTTCAGTGAACTTCCTGACACCACCCAGAAGTGCGTTGATGACCTCCTGACGCGTCGGTGACATGGCACTCGTCGAACCGTTCAAAGTTTCATTGATTTTATTTGTTGCTAGGTTCTTGGAGATCGTTTTGAGCGCAGTTAGTGCTGATGTGAGATTGGTCTCATTGATGGTTCTGTTGATGTTGCTGTTAGGCTTGAAACCAAACTTCCCGTTCAGGAATTTATCGCCATCCACAAATCCGTCGAGCGTCGTCACCTGTTCCAGCAACGTATTCACACTCTGCTCAATTTCCGTCAGACTTTTAACCTTTGCATCCGCATTCTTTTTCCCACCCTCCCCTACCACACCCAGAGCCGCAATAGCAGCCTCCAAGGCAGCCACAGCCTCTTCTGCGGCTTTTTGAGTTTTGTTGACAACATTTCCAGATGCAGACACAGCAGCCCTGGCTGTATTGATCTGTTTGATGGCAGGTTCGGGATTCATAACAATGATACTACTTGTCGAGATAATAAATAGCAAGGAGCAGGACGGCGCCCACCACATAGGGTTCTATCGACCCCCTGTCAAACATGGAACTCTCATACTTTTTAGAGCATTTTGCGCCCGATAAAGACCACCGTCCCTGTTCTATGCTATAGTAAGGGAGTGCAGGTCGGTGTTTAACTTGACAGTGCTTGGGTCCACCACGCACATGACACCCTAGACGCACTTCACCGTCTACACATGGATGTTGCTGCTGATGCTCCCACTGAGCTGGGGTGTCATCACTTCGTTCAGGCATTGCGAAATTGACATCAGCGTTGGACAATCCAGGGAGGATTGGCGCCTCCCCAGGCTGGAACGGGTTGATATCGTTGATTTGATTGTAATCCTCCATCATATGGAGACTTGACATCTGTACTTACTTCCTGCTGAGAAATGTTTTCCTCTGATGGATATTGTTTGTAAACCATATTATACTGGTGCCAATACCACATCTTATCGAGGTCGATATCTAGCATCCCCGCAAGCTGAAACAAGTATGAAAAAACATCGCCAAACTCGTTGCGGAGGTGAACTATGGGGGTTTTGATGTGGGGCACCTTCTTCTTGTAAGGTCCCCTGAACTGCCTAATAGCACCAGCTAGTTCACCCACTTCCTCCGTAAAGAGCATCCATACGTTTTGAACGTCTTGTGAATCCCAGCCCTTGTGATGACACAAGGACATTGTGATATCTCTGTATTGGTTTAGGCTGCCCATATCTCTCTCTACAGGTATATGCCCTTTGGTTTAAATGCCGAACTGCTGATCGTCCATCTTGTTGCCATAAGTTGTGGTGCTCTTCGGGTGATCCATCGGGGTGACGGTGCTTTCAGTGTCCTTCATGAAGTTGATGAACTGGGACACCCCCGATCCGATCTGACTACGGGCGGTGTCGATGATGCGACCGTTCATCACCCTCACCTGCTGCTCCACGCCCTTGTGGGGATCTCCCGACGAGTTGATGAACTCTGCACGCATGATGGCGATAAGATCGCTCTCGTTCTGACGGTCGATTGCGATACCCGTCTTATTCTTGAAATCCTGGCGGATCGCCTTCTGTAGCAGGGACATGTTGAACGGGGAGAAGAATAGCCGATTGAGAGGGGTGTCCATCTGGCGGAGAGACTTTGCGAGTGTGGTGCTGGCGTCGCACATTGTATTATTATCTCACAACATATTATTACATACAATGTTTAGCCATCGCCCAGAGGTGAAAGGGATGTTCATCGGCTCGTATCCTCCTGTATCCACCCCGGGTCGTGATGACAAGTTCTTCACGAACACCTACCTCCTACAGGAGAATCGCAAGGCTGAAGTGGTGGGTTCGGTTAGTTGCAGGTCAGTCCGTTAGGGAATGTTTTCACCACGCCATAAAGGTTTCTTGCTATACACATATAGATAATAATGAAGGTCCTCAAGCGATCGGGGTCTATGGATGACATGAAGTTCGACAAGGTCACGGCTCGCATCTCCAACCTGTGTAAAGAAGGCAACCTGACCATAAGTGCTGACAAAGTGGCCCAGCAGGTGTTTTCATCCATGTATGACGGGATGACAACACAGGAAATTGACACTCTGACAGCGGAGATTGCTGTAGCCATGATGACCCAGGATATGCAGTATTCCGATCTAGCAAACCGGATTGTCGCTAGCAACATCCAGAAGCAGTGTCCCAATACGTTCATGGAATCTCTGGAACTCTTGAAGGAAGCTGGGGTCATTCACCCAGACATGGCAGATCCAGACGGGCAGTTGAGTCAGTATGTGGACAATCTCCGTGATACCCACTATGGGTATTTCGGAATCAAGACTCTCGAGAAGTCCTATCTTCTGAGGATAAACGGGAAGATCGTGGAGACCCCTCAGTATATGTGGATGCGCGTGGCTCTGGGTATTCATGGGTCCCAGAACGTCGAAATGGTCTTGGAGACGTATGACTTGATGAGCCTCGGGTATATGACCCATGCCACCCCCACCCTGTTCAACTCTGGGACCCTGAACCCCCAGATGTCTTCGTGCTTCCTGATGGCGATGAAGGACGATAGCATCAAAGGGATTTACGAGACCCTCGAGGAGTGTGCACACATCAGCAAGTTTGCGGGCGGCATCGGGCTTCATGCCCACAACGTGCGGGCGAAGGGATCTCGGATCCACGGGACCAACGGAACATCCGATGGGATAATCCCGATGCTCCGAGTGTTCAACGCCACCGCACGGTATGTGAATCAGGCGGGGCGGCGCAAGGGATCCTTCGCCATCTACTTGGAGCCATGGCACATGGACGTGATGGACTTCCTTCAACTCCGTCTGAACCAGGGGGATGAGGAGGCTCGGTGTCGCGATCTTTTCACAGCCCTGTGGATCCCAGACCTGTTCATGAAGCGGGTGGAGCAGAAGTCCCACTGGACTCTGATGTGTCCCAACGAGTGTCCCGGACTGTCTGATTGTTATGGTGCAAAGTTCGACGAGCTGTATGAGCAGTATGAGAGCGAGGGCAAGGGGAAGCGCGTGCAGGCGGTTGATGTGTGGATGGCGATCATGAAGTCTCAGATTGAAACGGGGACCCCATACATGCTCTCCAAGGATGTTGCGAACATTAAGAGCAACCAGAAGAATGTGGGTGTCATCAAGTCGAGTAATTTGTGCACGGAAGTGATGGAAGTGAGCGACCCCGAACACACGGCGGTGTGTAACCTGGGTTCCCTGGCGCTCCCGAAGTTCCTGTCGGAGTCGGGAGTCATGGACTACCAGCACCTTCATAAGGTGGTGCGCACGCTCACACGCAACCTCAATCGGGTGATCGACAACAACTTCTACCCGGTGGAGACGGCTCGGCGCTCGAACATGAAGCTGCGCCCGATAGGCATCGGGGTGCAGGGTCTTGCAGATGTTTACATGATCTTGGGTATCCCCTTTGATAGTCATGAGGCTCGGGAGATTAACGTCAACATATTCGAAACCATCTATCACGCGGCTCTGGAGGAGAGTTGCCAATTGGCTAAGGAGTCTGGTTCATACGATGGCTTCGAGGGGTCTCCCGCTCAATACGGCGTGCTACAGTTCGACATGTGGAATGTCACCCCTACGAGTCGGTTCGACTGGAATGCACTGAAGGAGCGCATCCACCAGCACGGTCTGCGCAACTCCCTTCTCGTAGCACCCATGCCGACCGCCACCACCGCCCAGATCCTCGGGAACAACGAGGCATTCGAGCCGTATACGACGAACATCTATCTCCGTCGCACTCTGGCGGGTGAGTTTGTGGTGGTGAACAAGCACTTGGTGCGGGATCTGGAGAAGCTGGGGCTGTGGTCTCCCGATATGAAGAATCGCATCATCCGTAACGACGGGAGCGTCCAGGGGATCCGGGAGATCCCCGAGCGCCTTCAGGCTGTCTACAAGACGGCGTGGGAGTTGTCCCAGAAGGCGATCATCGACCAGGCGGCGGACCGCGGAGCGTATATCGACCAGTCCCAATCTATGAATCTGTTTGTGGAGGCTCCCAGCGTTGGGAAGTTGTCGAGTATGCATATGTATTCGTGGAAGAAGGGGCTCAAGACACTCTCGTATTACGTTCGGACCCGTGCCAAGGCAAAGGCGCAGCAGGTGACTGTGGAGCCTGATGTATGTGAGACGTGCAGCGCCTGAGTATAAGGACAATTGACTATACGTAGTCAGAACAAAGACAATGGCGAACCGTTTCACTCAGATTGATGTTGACACCAACCTCGTGCTGGGTGAGTTTTACAACAAACGCATTCCACTGATGACAGACTCCAGCACGCCATTCACAGTTCAATCCCCCCGTATGTACATGCCTTTTGGCATCTCTGGTTTCGTCCCACCCCATGGACCCACGAAGTGGAATCTTGACTTTGTGATGAAAGGGTGGGACGAAAACGGTGGATACGTCAACCGATTCTACAACTGGGTGAAGGAGGTCGAACACAAGGTCGTCTCCCACATCCATGAAAACAGCGAGATCATATTCGGTCGAGAGCTTCCACTCGCAGAGGTGCGTTCCCTGTTCAACTCGAACCTCAAAGAGGCTCAGAATGGATACGATCCCAAGTTGCGTGTCAAAGCCGACACGTGGCCCGATGGCAAATTCAAGTTCAAGGTGTATGACTCGGATCAGCAGGAGATGTCTGTGGACACGGTGTCCGATGGACTTTTCAAGCGCCATTCAGGGGTGGTTCTGTTCGAGTTGAACGCTGTGTGGTTCATGAACCGTCGTTTTGGAATTACATGGCGAACCACCCAGTTGCAGGTGTTCGAACCTCGCACCCAGCATGACGAGCGCCCCAAGAAGTGTCTCATCGATTTCAGCCAAGTTGCAGATATATAAGTTCTGTGGTAGTGGAAAACACCACCAAAGCACCTAAGTGTAAAACAAAAATACAATTTTTACCCACCCTTATCCATCTACCTGACCATCTTGCTGATGAGCCCGAACGGGTTGCGGTTCTTGAAGACATTCAGAGCATTCTTCTTCGCCTTGCGGGTGTTGGCAGCCTTCTGGGAGCGACGCGCCTTGGCGGACACCGTCATGCGGGCAGCCGCAGCCTTGGCACGGCTGGAGCGCTCGGACTTGGACATCTCGCGCTTCGGGGACTTCACCTTGCGCTTCACGGGCTTCGCCTTGCGGGCGAGGGACTTGTAGCCCACACGGAAGTTGTTGGACGCGCGCTTGGGGAGGGCGTTGCGGCGCGGGCGGGCGGCACCAACGCTGGCGGAGCGCTTCAGGACACGGGGCTTACCCAGGGCGCGGCGGGGCTTGCTGGCAGCCTTCTTGGCAGCCTTTGCAGCCTTGCGCATGTTCGCAGACATGGCGCGGTAGAACATCTGGCTGGCGCGCTCCTCCTGACGAGCGAGCATCCTGTTGGCCGCAGCCTTCTTGGCAGCGGCGGCAGCCTTCGCACGGTTAGCCTTGACAGCCGTGCGGGCATTGGACTTCGCCTTACTGGCGTTCATCTTATTCGTCATGGCACCGAACCGACGGGTCGCGAGCGCGGACTCGGACATGCGCTTGCGGGGAGCCTTGGGCGCCCGGCGACGCACCACGCCGCCCACACCACGGGACTTCATCGCCGCCTTGCGGTTGGCACGAGCCTTGCGAACCATGGGGCTGTTCGGCTTGTTGCCAGCCGTCACACGCTTCGTGATGTTCTTCACCGTCTTGCGCACCACAGTGGACGCACGGGGACCGCGGGGGGCACCCTTGCGCACCGCCGGGCGGATCTTCTTCGGCACGGTGGTGTTGCCCTTGATGGTCTTGCCATTCTTGGTGGCAGCCTTCACACCATACACCTTCTTGTCGCCAGACTTGGCAAAGTACGAGATCTTACCCGTCTTCGACCTGGACACGAAAATCACGCGATTCTTGGAGTTCTTAAAGCCAGTGTTTGCCTCGTTACGAGCCATATGATCTATATGACATACCTGGAGAAAATTATTTACAGAAGCCCTTGAGAGCCTTGATGTAAGTTGGACCCATGATCATACTGAAGGTCTTGCGACCCTGTTTTGCCTTCAGTATGGCCTTACGCCATGTAGCCTTTTTGGAACTGGACGCACTTTTCGCTTTCGCCTTGGGAGGCATTCTTTATGTTATATGGAGATTTTTCCTCACTTGCTGTAGATCTTCTTAGCCTCCCTGTAGAGCGGGGTGCCCTTCTTAATGGCGACGAACTCACCCTTCTTGTCCATGCCAAGCTTCTTCTTGGCCGCATCGACCGCCTTGCGCCACTGCGCCAGGGGGTTGGACTTCTTCTTGGCATCTGCAGACTTCTTGATGCTCACAATCTCACCCGTCTTCGGGTTGCGCTTGAGGCCGCTGGACTTGCCCTGTTCGTGGAAACGAGTTGCGCGAGACTCACCCATTATTGATGTATACTACCTACTGAGATATTTTACTGCACCGGTGGGAACACAAAAAACCCAATGAAGCAAGATGCCCAACACGAATAAAAAGATGGTCGTGAGGACGATCGGAACCCCCGTCCACCTGTTGAGAAGCCACGCACCCAAGATTGTCAGAATGTAGTCGGTCGCCGCTGCATCGCCTAACCTCACCCTGTGTACCCCCTGCCCCGGGACCCCGAAGATGTGCTTGAATTGACAAAGTTTCATAGCTTATTACTCTTCCTGCGATTATCTTCCGCCCATAGGGGCTGGAAGTTGGTGTAGTGGGAACTTGCCCTGACCTGTTCTGGGTGATGTAGTGCTTGAACTCCTCAATCGTGCAACCAAGTATATCCAGACTAGACGCAATCTCCAAGTCATCCTTCTTGATATGGGTTAGGATACTCCTTTATTTGCTGGTTAATCCTATCCCTGTTTTCCTCCCTATACTGGGCGATCCGTTGGACGCAGACCTCGTGGTTCTCGTGATAGTATCGGTTCACTCGGGGCTTGATGTGGGCCTTGTGGGACTGATAGTATTTCCGTGATCTCTCACGCTGACATGCTTTACACAGGTTCTCACGCTTGGCGCACTCACCTACTGCCTTCTCTACCTCGCACACCCTGCAGACCTTGGTGGTCATTGGACACCTATGGTCGCTACTCTCTAAACACTAAATATTTGTTTAATTTGACGGATAGTCACGCCGCTGCCTTCACGCGCCCCTGGAATCGCACTAGCTAAACGCGGGTCGTTGAGGACCTCTGATGTCACCACCGCCTTCGCACCCTGAAGCGCCATCATGGACTGCTCCACTGAATTATACACACCCTCCTTCTGGTTGTAGACGAGCTTCCTGACGACCACCTTGTTAACCTGCCCTGTCCTATGCGCCCTGCCTATCGCCTGAAGTTCCGTAGCTGGATTCCAACTCGGTGCTGTGATATAGACCCGAGTAGCCTCTTGGAGGTTGAGACCCACCCCGCCCGCCTTGATCTGCACGACCATCACTGCACCTGGGCACGCATCACGGAATTGTGCTATCTGGTAATCACGCCCCTGTTGGGATACTCCACCGTCTATGCGGAACACTGGGGTGCCCTGGGACTCGAGGCGCTTATAGCAGTAGTCAAGTTCACCAATGAACTGAGCGAATATGAGCGACTTTTCATTGGGGTGCTTTTCAATCTCCTGAAACATCCACTTCATCTTGGCAGTCTCAGACCCCCAAATCTCACCACGCTGCTCGGAATCCAAGTAGAGCTGGGGGTGCGCCATCACCTGCCGCACCCTGAGGAGACGGGCTAGGAACTCCATAGTGTGGAGATTTGCGTTCCCAGCTGACGCCATCACTTCCTGGATATACTCCCGACCCTCCGTAAACACCTGCTCGTAGAGCGTTTCCTCCTCAGGAGTCATATTCAACTCCACGTTTTCGAAATCGCACGGAGGTAGGCTGAGACGGGCATTGGCGTGAGCGAGATCCTGCTTGGTTCGACGGAGGACGTATTTCTGGCGCACCTTCTGTGGAAAGCACTCCACCGTCTTGGATGAGAGTCCGATAAACTCCGCCAGGCTCACAAAGTCCTTCATGGAGTTGAAGACTGGGGTGCCAGACACAGCCCACTTGATCTCACCCGCCAGGCGCTTGACGCTCTGGGACACCTTGGATTTCTTTTCCCTAATTTCGTGAGCCTCGTCCAGGATCACCCGCTTCCACGGGACGCTGTGGAGGACGGTGGGCATTATGTCTCCCTTGCCTATCGGGTTCGCCTTGGTGGACTTGACCACGCAACAGCCATAACTGGTGATGGTCACTTGGGATGTGAGGGTTCGGTAGTCTGTGGTCCTATCCACACCTTGGTGGATGGACACAGACAGTCCCGGTGCAAACTTCTCGAGTTCAGACGCCCACTGCCCCACCACGGACTTGGGGCATACAACAAGGGTTCGACCACCTGGATTTCCCAGGATGGCTGAGATGAGCTGGATGGTCTTACCCAGCCCCATCTCATCACAGAGGAGACCACCACGAGGACCTTTGGGTGCTGTCTCTCTATCGAGAAGCCATGCAACTCCCTCGTGCTGATAGGGTGATATGAGCCGTCCCTTGAGGGTGCGGGTGGCACGTTGGTAGCATTCAACTGGGGCTGTCATCGATAGTGGACACTTCGCATATACCATTATCGCACCTAATCCTTAAATCCTTAGAGACACTTTTTACGCAGGTATTCAGGAGTATTATTGCCACCTGTCCTACGAAGGAGATTGCCTCACACGCAGCTGCATCACGAACCATGTGTTCAATCACCGATGGATCAACCTTGTGATCTGTCAGGGAAGTCATGACCATTGATGGGACATAATGAAGGGCTACAACTCTCCTAGAAAGTCCCTTTGTGTTAAAGTTCTTCCTCACCAGAAGACGCGTGGCTCGACAGACCCGCATTTCTTTCTTGTGGTATAGTAAGTTTATATGTCAGAGGACCCTCTTTACAAGTTGCATCGCATCATGGTTCAACACCCAACTCGGGTGCCATGCTGGATCGACAAGGCTGAGGGTGATAAGAGTTTACCAGAGGTGGTTGATGGGCGAAAGAAGTACCTCATAGAGAAGGACATGACTGTGGGTCAGGTGATGTATGTTATCCGCAAGAGGGTAAACATCACTGAAAAGATGGCGATATTTCTATTCATTGATGGGAATGTATTACCCACAAGCACCCAGACCGCAGGTGAACTATACAAGCAATATAAGAGGAATGATGGACTGCTCTACTTGACATACAGAGCCGAGTCAACCTTCGGATGAAACATACCCGTCATCATCCGAATTTGCTTGTATACTAAAAGTGTCAGACCACCCCTTTTCAACCTGACGTGAACGAACCCGCTTCGTCTTAGGAGCACTCTTGGCATCCAATAGATACTGGACCCCATTAACACGATGCCACAACACCTTGTCCCACAAATGCCTCATCTTCGGAACATTCACCGTCATCCACTCGGGATCGCGGGGGACGTGGGTAACCACAAACTCCTCTGGAGCTGGCCACGTCAGCTCCTGTGGCTTGTACTGAATGAACACCGCCTCATCCAGATCCAGGATATCCATCAGCAACTGCAACTGGGGCATGTAGTGGTGAGGGACATCGGGGGTTATCTTGCGTTTCAAGGGGCACTTAATCTCCACCAACTTTCCTGACTCCGTGATACCATCAGGACTCCCACCCAGCCAATTATACCGAGGGTGCGGAAATAACCCAATCTCGTGGGACACCTCACCAGTCATGGCGCACCACTTGTCTCTGGCCTCGTCCTCATACTTCTCACCGTGTTGGGTGGCTTCGTTCCCGAAGAATGTCCGATGCCCACACTTGTTCAGGATGAACTCACTCTCCGACGAATACGGGTTACCCCCTGTAGCCGTCGCAGCGTCAGATGCCGTCAGCATCTTCCCGCGGAGTTTCAACCATTCATCAGACTTCTGGGCTGCATATTCACGTTCAATCAAGAGACGGATCTTCTCGAGCATATCGCCAACTAGTCAATTATACGTCCAATTCTCTAAGAGCCATTTGGGCTGCCGATTGCTCCGCCGCTTTCTTGTTGCGCGCCTTCCCAACCCCGCACACCTCACTCCTCACCGTCACGTCAATCACGAACACACCCTGGTTGTGCGATAGTGTCCTATATTCAGGAAGTTCCAACCGCTTCGCCTGACACCACCGCATCAAGATGTCTTTGTAGTTGTCGTCCTCATCTATTATACCCAGATCTACCACTTGAGGGTTGTTGAACAGTTCCAACACAAACCGTTTCGCCTGCAAGAGCCCGAGATCCATGTAGATGGCACCCACGAACGCCTCAAACACGTCCTCAAGCACCTTGGTATTCCTAACCCACCCGTTCCTCTCACCCTTTTCGTCCATCAGGATGAAACGGTCCATCCCCAACTTCCCGGCAATACTAGCCAGCGTGTTGCCCCTGACCAACTTGGTCCTAGCCTTCGTGAGGAACCCTTCCTGCTGATCCTGGTAACGGTCGAACAGGAACTTCGTAATGATGAAACCCAGAACAGAGTCTCCCATAAACTCCATGGTCTCGAATGATTCATTAAGTGTATACCGCTTTAGGGCGGACTTGTGAGTGAAAGCTTGTTGGTACAAAGCCAGGTTAGCGACCTTTGTACCGACGAGTTTTTCAACTTCACCACGTTCCAGGGGAGGCGGCGAAATTAATTCGTCAGTTTGTTCCATTGTGTTTTGTTATATGTAGAGAGAAAACTCTAAACGTTTACGCAGCGACCTTCTTCACCACCTTCTTCACCACCTTCTTAGCCACCGGAGCCGCCGGAGCCGCCGGAGCCGCCGGAGCCGCCGGAGCCGGGGTATCCGGAGCGTCGAGAGCCCCGAGGTAATGAGGCTTCAGGTAGGTCTGGAGGTTCGTAAACTGGAGATCAATGCCAGCGGGAACATCCAAGATGCTCTTGAGCTTGTCGTCAAGGACGAACACGCGGTTGTTTTCGGCGTGCTTCAGGTTGTTTTCCTTTACATACGCATTGATGCGCTTGGTGACCTCGCCACGGCTAACACCCTCTCCATCACCAAGTCCAAGGAAAGTCGCCAACTTCGGCGATACCTTCTGGAGGCGGTTGAAGCCTGAGCGGGATGCGCGCTCCTTAGTCTTCTCGCCAGTGGGGTCCTCCTGATGGGCACGAACCTTGCGGACGATCTTCGCAAGGGACTTGATCTCCTTCGAGAGGGCGGTAAGCTGCTCAGTGATAGAATCCATAGAAGCCATTGTGTGTTTGGTACTACTTACTTCTAGTCAGGTTTCTTTAACCTTGGAAATTCGCTGGAATCACCTTGGTATGGCATGTCTTCTTCAGAAGTGCGGACACGAACAGCAACATATTGATTAAGCACAGTCCCAACACAGCGACGAAGGCTGCGTCACGGATCTGTATCGTCGTGAGGTATTTCACGGATGCGGTCGTATAGACGTCGGAATGGCTGATCACCCTGTAAGGGGGGCTGGGGTCCACATCGCTGCACTGCCCAGGGCACCCCTTGCCCTCATGGCAGCACCCAGCCTCACATTCATAGTAGACACCATCCTCTTCCACCATACACTTTTGATTCCTCCGTGCGTCAGATGCGCTCGACAATGCGTAGCATTGGCAGTTCCTCTTTCGGTTATCACCTTTACAACCATTCGCTTTGCAGTTCATTTTTTCTACGTCTACTGTAATGGACGAGAAATATTACTCACCAAAAACGGTCGACGACTTTGCACGTCAAACCATATGTCTGGGGAAAACTGATATGTTCAAGGCGTGGATGAACAATGATCCGGTTCAGTGGCGTAAGCTGGCCCGTAAGCACAAAATGACTGAGTCGCAGGTTGAGAAGATACTGTATGTGCTCCTGACTGACACATCCCGTGGAACCCTGTATCATATGGTATCTGGAATGACCTCCAAGATGCTCCCACTGGGAGAGATGATCATAGGAGGGGGTGAGGCATTCAACTACTACTCACCTCGTGAACACCGCATAGTAACTTCTGATATTGACACAAAGTTTGTTCCAGCATTCAAGTTTGGAAAGAAGAAGACATTCCTTCACTATCAATGCACCCGTCTCTTGATGTGGGATCAGATGGATGTGCTGCGCCGTCGCTTCAATGGAAAGATGACTGCAAATGTTCGCAAGGCTGCTGCGTCAAAGTTAGGGCGCTTTCTGAACCTGGCGGCTTCCCCCGTTCCCAGTCGCCTGACCCGTCGCTACACCCTCAAGGGAAAGGAGAAGCAGGGGAACACCAACAATGTTTCTCCGGGTAACACCCTGGCTGACATCGAGATCTTTGCCCTCGACATTCACATGTCGTGGTGGCACCCAGAGGTCAATAAGACCTCCGTAGACACTCTGGGTGGTATGTTGGACGCCGTGCTCCTCAGGAGGGACGAGATGGGTGCGAGTGTGTGGGAAGACAGGGTGTATCTGAAGGACAAGGGTGTCATGATCGCGGGGAAGAAGTATCTCATCGACGACTTGTATCTCCTGAATAAGTTGGGTCTCAGGAAGGAGAAGGCTGACAAGGATCGCAAGAGGATGTATATATTCTCCAAATACGTCTTGAACCTCCCAGGGGTCCGCAGTTCCATGAGCACCGACACTCTGTTCAAGCACATCAAGCCTCGGATCGCCAAGATCAAAGCAACGCCCAGGACGCGCAAGAAGTTCCAGCCCGCCCTGGCATACCAGAACGCCTCGAAGGTCAACCCGCTCCGCAACGAGAAGACGGGTGTCAGCAAGCCCAAGAAGACCAAGTCCCACCACCTCGCCCTGAGCCTGCACGCCCCCAGGGGGTTGAAGGTTCCGGGGTACAAGGAGACGGCGGGGGACTTCAAGTTCAACGAGGAGACCCTCAAGTGGGTCAGGAACAAGAGGAGGACATACATTCACAATGAGGAGACCCACCGCATCAACAAGAATAGCGACGTGAACATTCAGTTGAACGGTATCCAGGCTGTTCGTCTGGAGAAGACACTCAGGGGCTACAACCCTGCCCGAGACTCTTACATCGCCGTGGACTTCAGGCGGAGGGCGGCCCTCATCAAGTTTGCCGGTCTCCCCGATAAGAAGTTCGTTAAATAAAGGGTAAACAATATACCTGTATAGAACAACAATGCAATTCTCAGAGGAGATTACGACGCTTTCCGACGGTCGCAAGTTCATTCGCTGTACGGAGAGCCGTCTCAAACTGAAAGAGTGTGTGCTCGAGGATGATTTCCAGGCGGACGACAATGTGACTATGCAGCTGTCAGATGATACCGCAGCCGTTGTGCGTCAGCGGGATGACTTGATTCTTCAGGCTGCCAAGGACAACTCCGAGTTGTGGTTTGGTCGGAAGATGTCTGACAAGAAGATCGGGGGTGCCTATGTGCCAGGTGTGGGGCAGTCGGGTGTTATGACTTGTGAGAAGGCCAAGGTAAAGGGTCAGGTGATGGTCAGGGCATTCGGTATCGACAAGACCCCAGCCGATTACGAACAACTTCAGAAGGGTGTCAAGTGTCATATTTTCGCCGAGCTTCTGGGGGTCCTCGTCTACCAGAAGAATTTTTCCCCTCTCTGGAAGGTCGTCCAAATGCTGGTCATTCCGGCACCCAAGCCCAAGAAGCCCAAGCGGTACACAGACGAATGTCTGTTCGAGGATGATGATATTCCAGTCCAGACCGAGGAGGAGGATGATGGTGGTGAAAGTGATGATGAGCCGTAAAAATATTATGTGATGATATACTAAATGTTTAACGTTAAGGACATCCGAAAGTCCCTCCCGATTCTGGTTCTCGTTGGTGTGCTCGTGTGGTGCATGTGCTACAGCGACAAGGGTCGCGAGTTTTACGCCCCCCTCGTGGGTGGTGCCTCTAACAGCGACGCTCCCTCAGTCAAGAGCGCCGGGTGTGCACTGGGCAACGGTGTCGGTCTCGCCAGCAGCCTGCTCCCCCGCGAGGTGTCCAGCGCGGAGGACTTTGGTCAGTTCGCCCCCGATGAGATCCTGAAGGGTCAGAACTTCCTGGACCCCCGTGCGCAGATCGGCTTCCCCGAGACGATCGGCGGCAACCTCAGGAACTCCAACCAGTCCATCCGCGCGGAGCCTCCTAACCCCAAGAATCCGTATGTGTGGCAGAATAGCACCATCACTCCTGACCTCATGCGTCGTCCCCTTGATTAAAGAATTCCCGTTATACAGTAGAAACACCATATGTCTGATTCAGAGCAGATCAAAGATAAAACTCGTGAGTTGTTTGAACTTAAAGAGCAACTCAAGGCGATCGGTAAAGACACCAAATTACTCAGGGACAGAGTCAAGGGTTTGACCCAGGAGATTGGTCAGTTCATGAGCACTCAGGACGTTGACTCTGTCAGTGTGAAGGGTGTGGGTAAGATTTCCCAGAAGACGGCAGTGAAGAAGGCGCCCTTCAACCGCAAGTCGGTCAAGGTGGGTCTCGCATACTACTTCGGGGACGATGAGGCCAAGGTGGAGGGAGCAATGACGGCGATCGAGGACAGTCTTCCACAGGAGGAGGCGACTCAGGTGAGTGCACGGGCCTCGAAGGCTTAAGGACATGGGTCCAGATATATACAGAACAAGATACATCTACGTATCAGCAGCAATGCCTATTATCAAGCCATCAGATGATCACTATTATCATCCCGATTATACGGATGACAATGGCGACGAGGATATATATGATATGCACTTGGACTTTCTTCAGTGGCAGGAGTGGTATCAACAGGATCTTATGAATATGTGGATGGGGATGAGGGGCTACTGCGATAACTCGTACCTCAGGGGCACCCTCATGGGTGGAATGGAGTATAACGACTTCTGCGAGTTCGTGTATTACTTCTCCACCCAAGCGTCGTCCAGACACGCCACCTAATTTCTAAACATTTTCTATGTAAATGATAAATGTTCGACGTTTCCAGTCCCAAGGTCACCACACCAGCTCTGCTCTTCGCCGCTCTCAGCCCGGGTATGCTCGTCCAGCTTCCCGCCTCTCTCAAGAATATCACCAGCGGCGACGCGCTGTTCACCCGTGGCACCAGCAACAGCAGCGTCTATTTCCACTCGCTCGTGTTCCTTATCGTGTACAAGCTCGTTGCCAAGCATACGGGTCTGGTTCTGACGAAGACCGACCTGCTCGTGACGACGGCGCTGTTCATCTCCCTCAGCCCGGGCATGTTTCTCAGCCTGCCGAAGGGTCGGGGGGCGACGGGTCCGGCTCAGGTGCTCGTGCACACCCTGGTGTTCGCAGTGGTGTTCGCGTTCCTGAGGAAGCAGTTTCCTTCTTACTATTAGATAGGGATATGGACCCAATAAAACATTTGGTGATTAGTTCAGGAGGACTAATAGTGTACGCATATGCTGGTTTCTTTAACAGTAATCAGCACCTACTGAAAGAGGTAGAGACCGTTACAGGAGCATCGGCTGGTGCAATCTGGGCAATGCTCTACGCCTTTGGGTATGATCCTCAGGATATCATGGAGATTCTCCTGACGGTCAATGTGAAGGACATGGGTAAAGCGAGTGCGGTGTCGTTTGTACGGACGTTCGGTATGTATTCAAAGGATACTGTGCGCTCTGAACTGCTGAAACTGGTGAACGGTAGGGATTTGACGTTTGCGGAACTGGACAGGCAGTTGTTTGTGGCGGCGTATTGCCTCAACACGAATAAGACTGAGTATTTCTCTAGCTCGTCGACGCCGTCCGTCAAGGTTGTGGACGCCGTGATGGCTTCCATGTCCATACCCGGTCTGTTTTCTCCCGTCAGGATTGATGAGAAGTATTACCTGGATGGTGCATTCGTGGATCAGTGGCCTGCAGATCCTGTCATAGGACTGAATCCTAAACACGTCCTGCGGTTGGGGCCGTCCCAGAAGAATTGGTCTAGGAAGCAGGTGTGGGGGGAGATCAAATCGCTGAAGGATTACTTGAAATTGTTGCTGTGGAGTCTTAACGCTCACAGGCAGAACTATCAGATGAATACACATCGTATAAACATCGATTTGGGAGACGACCTAGATCCATTTGACTTTACTTCTGAGTATGAAACCCTCCTCAAAATCGTAGCAGCAGGCGCAACTACTAGTTATTTTCTCGGTGATTAGTAAGTATATGGAGCGAAAGTTGCTCAGACAGCGTTTGAGGCTAGCTTACGGCTTATCAGTGTTAGAGGCGCGTTCTATCCCGCTGAACGAAGCGGCGGCAATGCTTGTCAAATGCAAGAAACTTAGGCTGCCGTACAATCACAGCGAGGTGGTGAAAGGGTATAGGATTTACTACAACATTACAAAGACGGTGCGTCTGAAGGGGAGGGACTATCACACACTCCTCATGGGCAACCCGACCAAGAAAGACCTCGTGAAGTATGCCACTCTCGTCAAGGGCGTGCAGCTCAGGAAGGACATGAAGAAGGCGCAGATGAAGGCTGTGATATTGAAGGCTCTGGGTGCATCAGGAGTCACCGAGCCGACCGCCATTCGTGCGGTGAGGGCGAGGATCATGCGCAAGGGCGGGAAACCCGTCAAACCCTCGGTTGGGGAGACGATCGCGAACACCGTCAGGGTCTATGTGACCAAGACGGTTCCGAAGCGCAATAACAACGTGAAGGCACCCAATAACAACTCCCTGGTGATGCCGAAGCCGATCCCGAAGCCTGGGGAGGAGGTGAAGCCCATGAACGTCTCCCTACCCAACGCCCCCCCGCCCGCTCCACCCTCTGCTCTGAAGCCTGTGAACGTCAATCCGTTTAACTCAAAGCCTGTCAACAATGGGAGGATGAAGTTCATGGGGATGCCCATGCCCACATTCACACCCGCACCTGCGCCTGCGCCTGCGCCCGGGGCGGGTCCAGTCGTGACGGTAACGGGGGGCGGTAGGAATAACAACCGTGGTCGCGGGGGGCTGTTGGGGGGAATGGGCAACCTTAAGATTGCTAAGAATCTGTTTGGCACCGGGAACAATCCAGCTGCGATCAGGCAGATGGAACTCAATCACCAGATAAAAATTGAAAATCTGAAAAATAGGAGGAACGCTGCGAAGAATCAGAAGCAGAAAAACAACCTGAACCTCCAGATCAAGAAGCAGAACGCCACCTTCGAAATGCAGCGCAAAGCCGTCGATCAGAAGAAATTGTTGAAGGTCAATCAGATCGAGACGCTCAACGCAGTCGTGAATAACATGAGGACGTTTGTGGGACCGAGTGCACTCAAGCGTGCGAAGAATGGCAATACAGGTTTCAACAATAAGAATACCAACTCCGATCGGGAATATATCAAACAAATGGTGGAAATGATGACCAAGAAGAAGAAACTGTTTTCGCGGCGTCAAGGGTATTCTGATACGACACGGAAACAGGCTCTGAATCTCATTGAGAGGTATAGGAAGGCTATGAGGGGCAAGGGGGTTGTTAACGCCCGTAATGTCAATACCAAACTCGCAAACCACAAGAAGAAACATAACAACAATAGTGATTACAGGACCACGACGTTCCTCAGGCTCGAAGCTAAGATTCGAAACAGCAATAACAACCTCAACGTGCTCAGTGAAGCCCTAAAGGCGACGGAGTCAGGGAATTTGATGCCCTTTGAATACAAGGAACTTCAGCTTCAGCAGAAAAATGTGAAACATAACAGGAACAAAGTCAATAACAACAACATGACGATCCGCGTAAACAACAACAACAACAAGGCACTCATTAACAGTCTTCCACAAAATGCGAGGGCTAAGAGGGAAGCCTCCACCCAGAGGCGAATGAATATGTTACAGTCGATCAACAACCTCAAGAAGATTACAAACTCCGTCCAACTCAATGCAGCCAAGAAAGATCTGGAATCCAAAGTGAATGATGGGAAGTTTGCGAAGGCAACGAAAAGAAAGATGCGCATTGCCATCGGGAAGATCAAGCTTAACAATTCCACACCTGCTCTCACGCCATCACCAGCACCTCCTGAACGCGTAACCGCCATCGATAAGGGGAAGTCTCCCGAGGTGATCTCGGAGAACGGCAACAACGGCGCCAGTGTCAACAAAAACCAGGATTCCATCTCGCGAATGTTGAATGCGTTGGAATCCAGCGTAAACCAGATGTCCCCGGGGGACTTCGGCCATAAGTACAAACTCATCTCAAACAGTCTTAAGAATACACCCTTCACTGATCTCAAAACTAGACTCCTGTCAGTGGGACAGAAGCGTCAGGGTCATAACAACACCTTCAACCCTACCGCATTCAACAACAATGGTTTCGTGGCTTCGAGGACAAGGGGGGTGTAGTAATTAAAACTTGACGAGCATAAGTGTAAAATGGAGGACTGTTCTATATGTTGCGAAACCTACAACAAAGTCAAACGAGTGAAAGTTACTTGTCCGACATGTGATGTCTCATGTTGCCGTGCGTGTATCCAGAGATACATGCTCGATACGCAGAGTGATCCACATTGTATGTCGTGCCGCACCGCTTGGAATAGGGAATTCGTGGACTCATCGTGCACCAAGGCTTTCCGAATGAAGGAGTTGAAGAGTCACCGAGAGTATATTTTATTCAATCGTCAACTGTCTCTCCTTCCTCAGACGCAGGGGGCTGTGGAGTCTTATAGGGAGTGTGAGGAACTCACGCAAAACATCAAGAGTTTAGAGGAGCAGATTAGCCACCTGTCACACCTGAAGCTTCGGGCCGAGGGTTCGTGGAGGTATCATAACGCCGTGTGGCACGGGTATTCCACCGGTCAGCCGCAGGTGCGGAGGGAGTTTGTGAGGCGCTGCCCCTGTGATGGATGCAAGGGCTTCCTCAGCACCGCCTGGAAGTGTGGGGTCTGCTCGAAGCACATATGTAAGGAGTGCAACGAAGAGAAGGAGGGTGATGAGCATGTGTGCAAGCCAGAGAATGTTGAGACGGTCAAGTTGCTTAACAAGGATACGAAGGGTTGTCCGAAGTGTGGAACCCTCATATTCAAGATCTCTGGGTGTTCGCAGATGTGGTGCCCCGACTGCCACACAGCCTTCAACTGGAACACCATGGCGATCGAGACGGGTGTTATACACAACCCACACTTTTTCGAGTTCCAGAGAGGGCGGGAGCGAGAGGGTGTGCGTGGTGGTGGAGGGCGCAACCTTGCCGACATCCCGTGCGGGGGGCTTCCGACGACCCGTGAGATCCTCGGGCTCTGCGAGCGTCGCGGCGGTCTCATCCCTGATCACAACGCTCAAATACTCATGGACATCGTGAGAGGTATGCACCACATCGAACACCACGAGATACCGATACACCAAAACAACCAGAATAGGAATTGGGTGGTTGAGAGGGTTAACTACATGGTCAACAAGTTGGAAGAGGCTGATTTCAAGAAACTTCTCCAGCGACACGAAAAGACTGTGGAGAAGAATCGAGATATCGTGGGTGTGTTGAGGATGATTCTGAACGTTGTGTCTGACTTGATGAGGCAGTTGGTGGTGGACTCTCCCAACTATGGAGAATATATGGAGGAGGTAACGAGGGTCAGGGAGTATGCCAACGGTGCGCTAATGCAGATTGGGAACAGATACAACAACAAGTCTCTGCACATCTCACGCGTGTGGGAACTGATGAAGGTATAGAAGGATGTGGTGATATGTAAAAAATGGCAGATTACTCAGAGACGCTTGTCGAGCTAGCGAGGGTTGTGTGGGCAGATCTAGGTCCAGGGTATTCGGAACGTGTCTATCACAATGCTATGGAGGTGATGCTACGGGGTATAAACATTCGATACGAGACGGAGCGGATCATCCCCATAACATTCAAAGGGCATGTAATTGGAAATCTCCGTGCTGACATAGTGGTGGAAAACAAACTCATAGTGGAACTAAAGGCTATCAAGTCCCTGAAGGAGGAAAATAAAGTTCAAGCTAAGAAATATATCGAGTTGACTGGACTGCCGTGTACCCTCCTCATCAACTTCCCGCAACCGTCAGGTGATGTAGAGACCTTTCTTGTAAAATAAAAATGTACGTGATTATTAATACAATCATTCATGGTAGCGCCCACGGTCGGTGATACGACGACTACTCCGACCTGTCTACCGTTCAGCTGCACAAACGTACCTATAAGTAGTGTCAAAGTTGTGGTGGAACTTAAAAACGGTGGGAAAAAAATGCGATTTATGTACGATAACGTAGAATACCCCCGCAACCCAAGTGGAAAGTGGGAAAACGCGAGTGGCGGGGATAGACTTCCGACTTTAACAATTCCAACAAATGGCGAAGAATTCTGCACTGTTATGAGCAAATTAAAGAAAGCTTACTTCTTTTCGAAAGATGGTGATGACTGGCGCCCAGAGGGCGTATCTTTCACATTTACTATACCATCGAGCGCGGTAGAAAGGTGGTACGTGCCTCCCTTGAGATTTGGTGATAAAGGTCTTCACTGGAACGATAGGGTGTCTGGCACAAACGGTTCGATTGGTCAACCAAATATAACGGTATACGTCGGGTGGCACGACTTTGTAAGGGTATACCCAGAGGATCACGACGACGACGAATGGGACTATGATCTATCTGATTACACACCCGTTTTCAGTGTTGGTAGCGATATGAAAAAACCCCACGGTAGGTATTATCTGTTAGGAGCTTTACCTGCTGACGAAGTGAATGGGACCATTTTTGATAAAATTTTTCCAAGGACGGGAAGGTGTCCCTTCACGCTTCCAGACGACACCATCTCTGTAGAGACTGTCATTCGAAAGAGTGGTATAGTAAGTCCCGACTACGAGTTTAGTTCCGATACGTGTAGAGGTCAGTTCAAAGACTCGTGGTTCGATAGAGATCGCAAGCTTGAAGAAAATACAAACGGTATGGATGTATTTGGGGATTGGTATTACAACAAGGATGGTAAAAAACAATGCTTAGCTCCAAACAGTAAAAATAGCACGTCGCGTGATGTTCCATGCCCAGGTGCTTTGACGTGGAGGTGGAAGAATGCACCCAAATACGGCGGAGACAACCAAATCCTTCAGTGTCATTACAAAGCCACGCGTGAGGATATAATGAAGTACGATCTCGAGGAAACCTTACCGACTGGTTCAAAAAATGACAACGGGTCTTCGCTCTTGGTTCAATTGCAGCAGAAGTATTGTGAAAGGCCTGGCAACTCATCAAAAGTTATCACGAATTCTGGTAACAAAACGTGTTCACAGTTTCGCAATGATTTTTCCCTCTTAGAAAAAGATTGTAAAACTGGTGATACTTCACAAAATGATTGGGAAAACTGTAAGAGCGTCTTGGACTCTGATGCTTATAGGTCCAGCTATGAGACACATTTACGGGGATATTGTGATAACAACCCCATGAAAAGTATATGCGCGTGCTACAACGTTAGGAAAGATTCCGGTATGTTTTGTTTGGACAAAGATGATAGTCAGGCTGCAGGATGCACGAAATGGAATGTAGCGTACGCAAATCTGATGGAGGCGGACCAAACAAACGGTTCGGCTATAGACACGTTCAAATCACAGCCCGAATGCTTCATGCCAGTTTGTAATAGTGATGGATGGACCCCTTCTGAGATAGCAAATAGATCTTGCCCACCGATACAAATATGTCAAAACAATATAGAGGCTACCGATATAGACGCATCTGCTGTAGACTTTTCACAAGAGTGTAATATGGATCAGACCGTCACTACTAACACTGACATTGACAACATCACGGAAATCACACCTGGTGGTGGCAGTGGCAGTGGCAGTGGTGGAAGTGGTGGAAGTGGTGGAAGTGGTGGCGATGGTGATGATGCCGACGATGATGCCGACGATGATGCCGACGATGATGCCGACGATGATGCCGACGATGATGATGATGATGATGTTGAAAAAACCGAGAAAGAAGAGGGTTTATCAGATGAAACAAAGATTTTATTGTTTCTGGCATTCATGGTGTTCATAGGTGTGGTATTTTGGCCACGCAAGCCGCCGCCCCCCCGTTATGCCTGACTCGGCATTAAAGCTTAATGACTACATATAGATAGAATCCACAAATGGATGCCAAACTTGGAGTCAAACTCAACACTGCGGCAGCAAAGCTTCCCTCGCGCGGCTCTCCCGGTGCTGCCGGCTATGACATCTACGCTGCGAACCCTGAGCCAATCGTCATTCGGCGACAGACAGGGCGAACCCTCATCCCCACGGGTATCCAGGTGGTGTTGCCTTACGGAACATATGGGAGGGTCGCTCCTCGCTCTGGTCTTGCCGTCAAGAAAGGTATCATTGTTGGAGCGGGCGTCATCGACATCGATTACACCGGTGAGGTCAAAGTTCTCTTATTCAATCAGGGGGACGAGGATTTCACCGTTACAGCGGGGGATCGTATTGCCCAGCTTGTTATCGAGAGAATTCTCACTCCCGAGGTCGTGGAGTTGGGACACGTCTCCGACACACAGCGAGGATCTGGGGGATTTGGTTCGACAGGTGCGTAGAGAGCAAATTAAACCTATCTAATCATATGTCAGCATACAATGACGTATTCATCTGAGAAAACGCTAACACTGATACATGAAGCGAGACATGTTGCACCTGTTTCGAATGCAGGTCCAGTGCATGATGGATTTTACGAATTTATCCACAGTGACAAGCAGGTTACTGGATACCTGATCATGGAAGGTGGTGTTCCGGGACCTGTCAGGAGTTTCTTTCGACAGAAGATCAAGGAGTTCATCAAAGGAGATTTCATAAATATAGAGAAACCTGACGATATATATGTAGAATAATGACTCACCAAGTGTATATAATACTTGACCGCAGTGGTTCGATGGCATCGTGTATACCAGATACCCTCGGGGGACTCCAATATTTCTTGGACTCTCTCGACGATTCGGCGCGTGTCACCCTCCTCCTGTTCAATCATACGACGGAGGTTCTATACAGGGACGCACCCAAGGACAAATGGATGTCTCTCACACCCCATAAATACCGTCCCCATGGTGGAACTGCGCTTATGGATGCCATTGCAGAGACCATCAACATGGCGGAGATCCACCAGCCTCGGATGTGGGCAGATCAGGATGATAACACCGTTAGCGTCGTCATTCTGACAGACGGCGATGAGAATTCCAGCAAGGCTTACACCCCGCAGCACGTCGCAGGTCTCATCAATTACAAGAGGACCCAGGAGTGGAACTTTGTGTTTCTGGGGGCAAACCAGGACGCCATCATGAAGGCTGGTGACCTGAACATTCCAAAAGAATCTGCGATGACCTTCTCCAATGAGACGGTCGACACCGCTATGCGGAGCGCTGCTGACGCTCTGAATAGGATGGTTTCTGGGGAGTCCCAGACTGTTGAATTTTCACGCATTGAGAGGGCTGCTAGTTGCCCTAGTTAGCGAAGAGAACCCCGCCAAGCCCAGACTCAATGCGCAAGATGTTGTAGTTGATGGCGTAGAGGTCCTGCGTCGTGGCGAAATACCCCGTGGATGCAGTCATGTGAGCCGTGTCGAGGCGACTGAAGTTGCATGAACCAGTCGGCTGCAGCTTGTTCGCCTTCTGAGCGAATGAATACATCTTAAGAGCCACACCAGACCTCTTGTCACTACCAGACTGCAGCGGTGAATAGTGTTCGCTGTTGTAGTATGACTGGACGAGAGAGAAATACTTGTCGGGCATCTTGCTCTGGAAGAGCTCCACACCGTTGAGGTAAATCTGAACATCGTTAGTCACGTATGAGCCACCTCCGCCCATACCTGGACAACCCCACATCAGTGCTTTAACGGGGTGGTTGAGAAGGCTGAGATCCCACCTCGGGGTGGTGTCCGTCCCGAGGTTCTGGATCTTCTGCATCTGGTGAATGAGGAACTCGTGGTTGGCGTCCGTCATAGCCTGACGTTCTTGGGTATCGAGGAGCACGAAGTCGCCGTAAACCTGGAACTTGTCCGGGGCGGTTCCGTCAGCCAGGCGGATCTTGAGTTCCACCTCGTGGTACTGGAGCGCCACCAGCGGCAGGGGGTAGCCGTCGCAGAAAGAGAAGTGCAGGGGGAGCCACGTGTTCCCCGCCGCACGGGTGAGGTCCTGGCGAGCGGTGCCGGACGGGGTGTTGCCTGTGAAGATGGGACCCGCCTTGGCACCTGAGTCCACGAGGAACTTGTTCCACAGCTGAACCGTGAAGAAGGCGTCCTGACGGTCTACCATCTGCCCGCCGATGTACCACTCGAAGACGGCGCCGCCATTCTCACTCTCAGCTCCGATGAGCCCTGGGAAACCGTTGGCGGCATTGCCACCCAGGGTTCCGGTGGTTCCGAGGTCAATCCACACGTGCGACAGGAGATCACCCACCCTGGGAATCTTGATGGAGATTTCGGAGTTGGGGGCGATGGCACCGATGACGTCGAGCTTGACGGGCTTGGTGGTGAAGTTGGTGTGACGTTTATACACTTGACGGAAGAAGGAGACCTCGGGGTCACCAGTGATGTATGCATCCTGAGCACCCTGTGCGACTAACTGAACAAGAGATCCAGACATTGTATATTATACTAGGCAGATAGTTTTTTTCAATAAAGTTTTCGGCACATATACAAGTACAAGGAGCTTGAGATGGTTCAATTTCAGGCATATGCATGGGAGGCACGCGATGTTGATGAGCAGTATCTCATCTCCATATTTGGCAGGTGTGAGAATGGTAAATCTGTATGCGTGACGACGGCGTTTAAACCATACTTCTTCATCAAGTTAAGTCCCACAATCACAGAACCACAGTGTCGTGATCTGTTCCAGAGGATCCAGAAAGTGTGCCAGGGGATGATTAAATCCTATGAGCTGTTGAGATCCAAGGATATCTGGGGGTTTCAGAACGGTAGCAGGTTTCCGTTCATGAAGTTCAACTTTGACACACTGGCTTCGATGAAGATGGCTGACCGCAAATTACAACGCCCCTTAGAGGGTGATCGCTTTCCCCAAAAGATCTACGAGTCCAATATCGACCCCGTGCTCCGGTTTATGCACCGCACTGGTATCAGCAGCACGGGATGGATGGAGTCTGGTCCGTCGTGTGCGCGCAACAACGTGGCTCTGGTGAACATCGACCTGTTCTGCAACGACTGGAGGACCTTGAAGCCCGTTGACATCAAGGGGAATGCACCGTTCGTAGTGGCGTCGATGGATATCGAGTGCTACAGCCACGACAACAAGTTTCCCGATCCCGACATCGCAGAGAACGCCGTCTTTCAGATCGCCATGACCTTGCGCCACCTGGGTGAGAAGGAATGCTACAAGAAGGTTTGCTTGTGCTACAAGGAGACGGATGGCGTGCCGAACGGCGAGGTGTGGGAGTATCCCACGGAGAGGGGTCTGCTCGAGGGCTTCTCTGAGTTCCTGAGGGACGAGGGGGTCGATATCATGACCGGGTGGAACATATTCGGGTTTGACTACGAGTATGTGATGAAACGCGCTGCTATACAGAATTGTTCCGTGGAGTTCTACGAGATGGGTAAACTCAAGGGGGTCACTTCGGATTTGGTATATAAGATGCTCTCCAGCAATGCGCTGGGGGACAACAAACTCAAGATCATTCCGATGCCTGGGAGATACAACTTCGACTTGTTCCAGGAAGTGAAGCGTGAGAAGAAGTTGGACTCCTACAAACTGGATTCCGTGGCTGAGACCTTCCTGGGCGATCGCAAGTTGGACGTGGACCCGAAGCAGATCTTCGCATCCTTCCGAGGTGGGGATCCCACCGAGTTGGGGAAGGTGGCTGAGTATTGTATACAGGACACCCTCCTGCCCCACCGCCTCTGCGACAAGCTGGCAACCGTCCTGAACCTGATCGAGATGGCGAAAGCCACGTGGGTTCCGATGTCCTACCTGTCCGAGCGAGGGCAGCAGATCAAGGTGTTTTCCCAACTGACTCGAAAGGCGCGGGAGTTGGGGTATATGGTGCCCAACGTCCGATTCAGGAAGGCGGGTGAGTTGGAGAATGAGGATGGCTACGAGGGTGCGACCGTCCTGGACGCACAGAAGGGTGCATACTACCGCCCCATCACAGCCCTCGATTTCGCCTCGCTGTACCCGTCTATAATGATAGCCCACAACCTGTGCTACAGCGCGTTGGTGATGGACCCCCGCTACGACAACCTACCTGGGGTGAACTACGAGAGTTTTCAGGTGGGCGACAAGACCTTCAAGTTCGTGCAGGACTTCCCCGCGGTTCTGCCAGAGTTGTTGCGGGAGCTGAAGCAGTTCCGCAGCCAGGCTAAGAAGGATATGAAGCAGTTCCCCGAGCACTACGAGGTGTTCAACGGGAAGCAGTTGGCATACAAGATCAGTAGCAACTCCGTCTACGGTTTCACGGGTGCCTCGAAGGGTATCCTCCCGTGCAAGCCGATTGCGAGCACCACCACATGCCGAGGTCGGCAGATGATCGACGAGACCAAGGTCTACGTGGAAGCCAACTTCCCTGGTGCCAAGGTGCGCTACGGGGACACGGATTCCGTCATGGTGGAGTTTGACACCACGGGTATGTCTGTGGAGGATGCGTTGGAGTATTCGTGGAAGGTGGGAGAGCAGGCGTCTGCGGAGTGCACGAAGCTGTTCAAGGCTCCGAACGACCTGGAGCTGGAGAAGGTGTATTATCCCTACTTCCTTTACAGCAAGAAGCGCTACGCTGCCAAACTGTGGACGAAGGGTAAGGACGACAAGATGCACTTTGACTACGTGGATATCAAGGGGCTTCAGGTTGTCAGGAGGGATGGGATCGCCTTCACCCGAGAGACGTGCAAGGAGTTGTTCGATATCATCTTGGAGAGCAACAATCCCGAGGCTGCCAAAGAGCTGGCGGTTCGCCGTGGCACGGAGTTGGTGGACGGGCGGGTGCCTATGGATAAGCTCCAGCTCTCCCAGAAGTTGGCAGATTCCTACAAGAATGAGAATATGGCGCACGTGCAGGTGGTCAAGAAGATCCGCGAGCGCGCCCCGGGGTCCGAGCCTCAGTCGGGTGATCGGGTTCCCTACGTCTTGGTGGACACGGGGGATCCCAAGGCTAAGATGTTCGAGAAGTCCGAGGATCCCAAGTGGGTCCGAGAGCACAACATCCCCCTGGATTACCAGTATTACTTCACCAACAAGTTCGTCCAGCCCGTGTGCGATGTGCTGGAACCGCTGGTGGAGGATCCGAAGCAGGAGATATTCGGTGGATTGCTTCCCAAAAAGCGAGCCCGTAAGACGAAGGGGCAGCCGTCCATCACGAACTTCTTCACCAACAATAAGGAATAACGTGTATATAGTAATAGTAAAGAGATGGCGACCGATGATTTTGCTGATATCAAGGCGCTTATGGAGAAACGGGTTAATGAGAAAGTCAACGCAACTATCGCAGTCTTTGTCACCAACCTTGCACGGCGGTATAAGATGAACCCGCACGACATCTTGAGGTGCTGTCCGACAGCTGCTGAGGCTGCAGCGGGCACGTCGAAAGTAGCGGACAGGTGTAGGGGTATATGCGGAAAGGGAACCAAAAGCCGTCAGTGTTCTAGGGGCGCCAAGGATGGCACGGGGTATTGCGGGATGCACGCGTGGCAGGGTGAACAGGAGAAGGCGAAAGCCCCTACGAGCATAGTGAGCGGGCACACCCATCCAGTATCCGTTCCGTATATGAAGGGGTGTCCAGCATGTGAATCTAAATCATCATTGATGCCTCGTAAACAGGTTTTGGAGGTTATAGGTTTGGGCTTTTAGGTATATAGATGGCGATCACGAAAGCGCAACTTCTTCTGAAGTCAATGGACGACTTCTACTCGATCCCTGAGAATGCCACAACCTTCAAGGATATCGTATCCGGAACAAAGGGGGGTGTGTCTCTCCGATCCATCGAGAGATTCATAACCTCCTATTCCAAAAATACAAACTTTTGCTTCAAGACGATTGGTGGAACGTCGTTCCCCGTGCACCTCAAATACAAATCGACACTTGACGGCTACAGCAAAAAGTTGTTCGACCCTTTTGCCAGATACGAGAGGATAGAATACACTGTCCCCGCAACAGGCGAAAAGGTGATGACCACCGTTGCCCAACTCAACTTTTTGAGGTGGGCCATCAAGAATGGTATCGTCAATTACATTCGGTCAAATCCCACGGTTACGAAAAACTCATAAACCCCCTAGAGATTGAAAACTTTCGATCAATGATGTAATATCCATGGAACTGCACAGCCTCCGTCACACGGCTGTTCAGATTCATCTGCAGGAACGTGCCATTACTGGACGTCTTGCTCATGTCGAGCATCCCGCTCGGAGCGGTGTCCATGGGGTTCAGTGCAAATGTATAGGAGTATATGTCCTTTATCGGTGGTTTGAAGTTTGGATTATACTTGTAGTAGTTGCGAGTGGATATGTTGGTTCTTGAGACGTCCACCAGGGGGCTGAGACTCGAATTGTTGTTGATGTAGATGTCAGCAGTGGACATGATGGGGTTGAGATTCTGTTCCGCCTCGTCGTCGCTTATGACGTTGCTCAGGTTCATTCTCTGGTTGAAGTAATCTACATCCGCCATCTGTTCGAATATGTCCCTTCTGAAAAACCACAAGATGGTCTTTGTGGCGTTGTCACCCACCAAGTTGATCTTGATCCTAGCCTCCCCGTTGTCCTCTGAGATCTCCTGGATTGGCTGACGGACGGCCAGGGTGAACACGCGTTCTATGTCCCTAGATATAAGCATCTGCTTCTCTTGGAGCGTCACGTCCGCCAGGGTGGTCAGGATTTCGAAATGGGGGATGGAGATCACGTCGGCGGTGTCGGAAAACGCAGAGGGTGGGTTGAATGTGATGCTCAGGCGGATCTTTTGCTTGTGGATGGCACATAGGGGGAGCGGATTTTTTTGGTTAAAGAAGGTCGGGAGGACGAGATAGACGGACTGCGCATTGCCAGACTTGTCACCCCCGAGACCCGCCGCCAGGGCCCTCCGCTCGCTGGTGTCTGCGTACAAGTTATAGTATATCATCATGGAGTCTCCGTATATGGTCTCTACGTCCATCTCGTCCACCTTGATGTTTACACTATCCAAGATGGACCACGCAATGTTGTCACAGTAAGTCGCCAGGCGAAACTTGACATCCAGGAGCTGTGGCAGCTGCACTCGGATCACGAGGTCTGTCATGATGTCTCCCAGCTCTTGGGGGTTCAGGAATGTTGTGATGGTCTTACCGAAGGGCCAGCTTTCGGTCAAGGCGGTGGTACTGGGACGAGTCAGTCTGTGAATCTTTTCATACTTTGCAAATTTTGAGTGACGTTCGGGGAGGGTGTAGTTGAACAGGGAGTCTTGGGGGGACGGGGAGTCAAGGTAGAGGTCTTGTTTCCCCACCGCGTCGAGGCTCAGTATAGCACCTGATGTTGCCATTACAGTTCGCACAGATCTTTTTGCCACATATCTATCACGCTCAAACCCTGAACCCTAGCTAACTCTGTCCGTGCATCCAACGCCTTCTGCCGCAGCGCCGCCACTTCCTCCTCCGTGTATTCATACGTCTTGGTAGATAGCAGGTAGTCCACCTCCTTGAATTTGCGCCGAACCAAGTCAGCCTCCAGCGCAACCTTCTTGACACGGAACACCTGAATGTCCCCAGAGCACACCTGCTCGATGAACCGAGCCTTTTCTGATAGGCGCTCGGCATCATGTGTCAGTTGGAGGACCATCGCCTTCTTGCGTTCGCCATACACTCTGACCCGCACCTCCACGTAGTCCGTCAGGATCTCCTCGGGGCTGTTATACCGCTTGATGCCCTGGGTGGGGTGGAACAAGTGCATGTTCGAGGTGTGGAACGTCTTGCGCAACTTGAAGTCCTTCATCATATCAGTGCCCGTGTAGCCGTAGATCTCGAAGTGGATGTCTTGGGTAGTGCTGGCGTTGCGGTAGCTCGTAATCTTCTTCTTCTCGATCATGGCATCCAGGTGATCCTTGAACGGATCGGTCCACACCCCAGGGGGCAACTCCGTGATGGTCAACTTGTCTCCAGATGCTGTGACAATGCCCTCCGTTATCCACGAGTGTTCCCCATCGTCCCGGATGGTGCCTCGGAACCCCTTGAACCACGGCTGCATCCGCGTGAGTTGCTCCCCCCTCATCACCTTGTATAGGTTTTCCTTCAAAACCTCGGGGTTGTATGGAGGGACGTAGCACGAAAACCCCGTGCCGATACCCTCGCATCCATTTACCAGAACAGTCGGGATGATCGGAGCGTAATACTCGGGCTCCACCTTATGCCCGTCATCCACCACGGCAGGGAGAAGCTCAGTATCCCGCTTGTCAAACAAGTGGCGAGCCTCAGAGGTCAGACGGGTGAAGATGTAACGAGTCTGACTCGCATCCTTTCCACCCATCAGACGAGTCCCAAACTGCCCAGAGGGGAATAACAGGTTGATGTTGTTCGCACCCACGAAGTCCTGAGCCAGGCGGACGATGGTATCCGCCAGAGACACCTCGCCGTGGTGGTATGCCGTGTGCTCCGCCGTGTAGGCGGCGAACTGCGCCACCTTTACGTCCTGTGTAAGATTGCGCTTGAAGGCGGCGAAGATAACCTTGCGCTGGGAGGGCTTCAGACCGTCCATCATGTGGGGGATGCTGCGGTGGATATCAGCCAGGCTGAAGTGCACCATGTCTCGAGTGATGAAGTTGCTCACCGTCAACTCCCTGACATCCCCGTATGGAACCGAAAGAGTCTTGGACTCCTCAGATGCACGGGTCAGCCAGTGCTTTCGAGCATCAGCCTGCGTCTTGTCGAATGCCAAGGTCATCATGTCATCAGTCTCGTCGTCGGCGTCGAAGCGAACCGTCAGGCGGTCGATAGCCTTGAAATACTCCTTCGCCTCCACAGCCGTCGATGTTCCCAGACCCTTGTAATACTTGATCTTCCACCCCTGGGGGTGGGTCTCCCACCATTCACGATAGGCATTCTCCGTGAAAAACCACTTGTTCTGGGTTCCCTTGGTCGCCTTGATGATGGGGGTCACCATACTCACCACAAAGCCCAGAGAAATCAACTCGGGCCAGAAGGCGTGAATGTTGTTCAAGACCAACCCCTTGATGTGGGAACCATCGTTATCCGCATCCGTCATGATCATCATCCGACCGTAGCGCAACTCCTTGATGCTGGTGTAAGTGTGTCCGTGCTTCAAACCCAGGATCTGCTTTACAGAGTTGAACTCTGCGTTGGCAGTCACCTGCTCAGCCGAACAGTCTCGGATATTCTTGGGCTTACCACGCAGTGGAAACACACCATACTTATCACGACCCACCACCGTCAAACCAGCCACGGCGAGCGCCTTGGCGGAATCGCCCTCCGTCAGTATCAGGGTGCACTGGTCGCCTCGGATGGTACCAGCCCAGTTGGCATCATCCAGCTTTGGGATGCCCGTGAGGCGGGACTTGAGTCGACTTCCATCCGTCTTCTTGAGCTCCTTCTCAGCTTTGACACGGTTCAGAGCGTCGATCTCAGCCTGAATGCCCGTTTTCTGGAGCACCTGCTTGTGGAAGGTCTTGACAGGTTCCCACCGGCTTCCGAACTGCCCCACCTTCAAGGTGCACTCGTCCTTCACCTGACTACTGAAGGTGGGGTTTACCAGTGTTGCCTTGACCATGACGAATAGGGTATTCTTGACTTGATGACCTTTGAGATTGCACTTCTTTCCCAAGGTTTCCAGAACCCCATCAGTCACCTGGGTCACCACGTGGTTCACATGGCTTCCACCTTTGTATGTGCACACACCGTTGACCCAACTCACCTGCTCGAAAGCCTCATGAGGGCAGCCAGCCACCGCCACCTGCCACCTATCCTGCGAACTCACAACCACCTCAGCGTCTGCTGGGAGGTGCATACGGGCGTAGGTCTTGATGTCAAGCTTCGGCAACTCCTCGCCTTGCCAAAACACCTTACATCCAGACGTGTAGAAAGACGCATCCCACACCCGCTTTTCAACGAGCCGCGTAAAGTCCGGAGTTAGCCCAGTCATCCCGAATCGCTTCCAGTCAGGTGTGAAGCTGATGCTGACCTCGTTGCTCACCTTGCGGTAAGAGGAGACCATGGCATCCTCCTTGCGAGACATATTGTCCCTCCACGTCTGACTGTATTCCTTCTTGCTCTTGCCATCCAGAATGCGAACCTGAAACTCTGTGCTGTAAACATTTGCCAATTTGGCGCCGTAGCCGTTCCTACCACCCACTATCTTCTCCTGGCTGTCGTCATAGTTGGTGCTGGTCAAGAGGTGTCCGAATGTCAGTTCGGGGTTCCACAGACCCTCAGTGGGGTGCTTCTCCACCGTTATGCCACCCAGTGGACCATTGTTTACGACCTTCAGATTACCTTCGGGGCTTAGGGAGACCTCGATCTTCTTGACCTCCTTGGGGTGCGAAGTGTTGCGGTCAATCGCATTGACCAAGATCTCGTCGAAGATTTTCAGGAGGGCAGGAGAGACTGTCTGCTTCTTCTTGACAAAGCGGTCGCCTTCCTTCACCCAATATACATCTTGTTGCTGCGGAGTAGGGCCCACATATGAGTCCGGGCGCAACAAGATATGCTCGCGGTGAGAAACCTTTTTGACAACCTCCCGTGCCATTTTACTTATACAGGTATATACCCATATCCTTAAGATTCTTTCGGCAGTTTTTTTGTAAAGGTAGTGTATCAGAGATGGCGATGCGTACGCATACTATTATGAATACAATTGGTGATAAGACATCGGGGGTCGTAATCAGTTTAGGTCTGCTTGTGTCAGGTGGATGGTGGGCGGTCAATACCTATATGAGGGATGGCATCGGAGATAAGGCTAAGAAACAGAGTAATATCGCCAAATACGTTATGTACTTGTTCATGATACTGTTTATCATGAAGATTGCATTTGGAACCCGTATCGCAGAACAGGCAAGGAAAAAGGCTGAGATGGGCGCCAAGGTGGCTGCACAGCGAGCTGCCCGTCTTAAAGATACACTTAACAGTAGCGCGGCTATGAAGGTGTTCGGCAACAGGAAGTTCATTTCCCGGAAGCCTGTCGTTGGATTGGCACTGGCGATGGCGATTGGACTCTCTTTGCAGTTTAAGACGAGGAACTCGGATGATAACAAAACGAAACTTAAATTACAAGCCGTCTTTTTAGTATCCTTACTGGTCTTCTTGTTCGTCGGGCAGGTTGTCAAGGATTCGGCGGGAATTGCATTGCAAGAGGCTTCAGCGGCGGCTGCGAGTGTCAGTAAACCACCAACCGTCACCTCAAAATCTCCATGATTAACCCCGATGAGTGAAACATCTCGGATGGCGGAATTCTCTCGTATTTACCCTCGGGGTCCATCTTCATGTAGTAGTGGAGGGACATGAACCACGTGTAAATATTACTCTCACTCAGAGACGTGCTCCTGATACCACCCCTGCGGGACCTCCCAGACACCTCACGGTCCCGCAGGTTTGGAGTGGGCCACGGTTTCTCCCAGCACGCTTTGCAGCACTTGTATGCCCTGCCACCCTTGACCTTCCACATGGAATCGTTTTTGTCAAACCTGACTGGGTGGTATTCGAAGAATGTAACCATGTCAGGAACGATAGCCTTGAAGCCGTCCACGTCTGTCGACATCAAGATGTTCGTGGGGTTATTGCACAGATAGCATCGCTTGCCCCACTTGACATCGAACTTGGGTACCATCTCTATGATTAATTATGGTCGCATAACTTAATAAATGATTCTGTGGATCCTCGCAGGTATCGTGATAGTCCTCATGTTTCTATGGAAGTCGGGGACGCCCCGAGATCGCATCCAGACCCTGGTCCAGAAGTGCGCATCCTACGCCGTACAAGCGCAGCAGGACACGTCCCCCGTCCAGGCGATGCTCCACGCCAACTACGCCGCAGCCTACCTGGACGCATTGAAGGTTGTGAGCAGCGAGAGGCAGATCCAGCAGGTGGGGTCGGTCAATCTCGGAACGTTCCAGACTCACGTGTGGAACGTTCAGAAATCGGTGACGGACAAGGCGCTCGAGGCGGTCCCCGAGCTGGCGGGGAAGGTGGATTTGTATCTTCAATCTATTGCAAACCCACAGGTGGACTGGGCGTCTGCTGGAAGAGTTAAAGATTTTTCGTCGCACGAGCGAATTGGTAAACGAGAACGAGTATGATCGCAGCTTTGATGATCCCCGACACCAGTAATTGCACTTTGAACTTGTACGGACCCACCTGCTGCTCGTCCACCCTGTCTATCTTGAGAGTTCCAGCAACCAGAGGGTCTATGACACCGTCTGATAAATCTTTGACGATTCCGGTGAGCGCAGCCGCAACCATGAGAGATATCACCTGCGTGTCAATATCTCGTTGATGAAAGATCCAGTTGACGATGCTCTTCATACTTACTTTGTATATTGCAACATTAATAACTGTCATCCTGGCATCCGAACTTTCCATACTCCACCGCCTTATCCACAGCCATGTTGAGTTTGCGGGTGTTGATGGGGTCCCGGGAGTACAAGATGGCGGAGTACAATGATTCGTACTCCTTCCTCATCACAACCTCTTGACGAGTCTTAGGACGAATAACAGGTGGAGGGAGAGGGACGACGAATATAAGAGGCATGTATTATATGTAAGCAACAATATATGTCAGACGGTAAATACACCGTCGTGGAAAACCCTGAGGGTCCCGTGTTCATCGCAGTCACAACAGATTCCAACCCATACAGAGCATCCAGCCAACCTGTCAACCTCGAGACGGCAGTCAGTCTCGATAGGGATGCGTCGTTTGTCAGGTTCTGCTGCGTGTTGGATGGGATCATCGCATTCATGAATGTCGTCACCTTCCTCAGTCCCGTGGCGATGTTCCCACTCCTCGCAAGTGTGTGGGGTTATCACGGTGCTCGAACATACAACTACAAGATGATGGTGTCATTCATGGTGTATCAATACATCTACTCCGTGGCGAGATGGGGGTTTCTCGGGTATGCCATCTGGCATAACTTTGAGAGGGAAACTGAGGATGACTACAGGTATTGGTTGCTCTTGTCCCTCGCACCCCTCCTGCAGTCCTATATCACATGGAGGATACAGATGTTCTACAATGTCCTGAAAAACATATATATAAGCACATCTGCCTATAGTAATGTATAATGGGATTGAAGCGATGGCTACGCCGCAACTTATCTCCACTCTTAGGCGATCCTATGCCCTCGCAGAGGCCAACCGTCCACGAGTCATATTACTCACCAAGCCCCCCAATTTTGATGACTCCGCCAAAAAAGGAAATCAGCGTAAGACCCTGGTGGGTTGTTGTGCAGCGACGAATCTCAACGGGACTCAGTGTTCTAATCGAGCAGCCCCAGGATGCGGGGGCTTCTGTAAGCGCCACATGCCCACAAAAGAAATGTTAGATCAATTATAAGTATGCGTCTGGATTCTGAAACACTCCTTCCCGTCATGACTGGTATGGCAATCTACCTGGCAGTCGCCAAGGTGAGCCCCGAGGTTCGCCAGAGCACAGGTATCAAGCCTGTCGATGACTTGATATCAATGATGATTGCGAATCAGGGGTCCCACATGGTGGGAGTTATCTTTACCGGTCTAATTATCCTCATCTCAAACAAGGTCGCAGATCGCTTTTAACTGGCGAGAGACCTTGTCCTTGCTGACCGCGTATTGGGTCAGTGGGTGACCTGCACGACTATCACGCGTCTCGAACGCCTTCTTCATATGCGCCTTTAACATGTTAAAGTCTGGGTTCCCCCACTCCATCCCAGCCTTGAACAAGAAGTCGTCCCGGGGAACAGTGGTCATGCCACATCGAATGCTGTAAGGCGTGTTGACGTACTCGGGTCCACCGCCGTATTCTGGCATGATGACCGGTTTCGCCCTCAGCGCCGCCTCCACTGCACCCAGTCCGATGCCCTCGGAGTGGCTGAAGCTGACGTAGCAGTCCCCCTGTTCGTGCACTTTCTCCAAGTCGTCGGATGTCAGGAGACCGTTAATGACCTCGACGCCAGGAATGTCAACGGACACCGTCTGGTTACACGTCGCCTTTATGAGCAGGCGAACATTGTCCGTGTTGCTCCCGAAGAGTTCCACAAATGCCCTGATGACACCGTTGATATTCTTGCGCTGATCAGCGACGTTCCCCACGTGGTAGAATGTGTACTTGTTATTCGACCAATCCTTGGGCCTGTAAGAGAGCACGCTGACATTGGGGTCGTCCACGTATGCGTTCACCACATGGAACTTGCTCTGGGAAAACTGCCGCTCAAAGATGCGCTGGCAGAACTTGCTCGGGGTTGCCACGTGCTCGAATAAGTCAAACAACTTCCCGTAGTCCTCGTGAACCGTCTCGGTCTCGCAGATGGTCATCAACACCACCTTGTTGAAGCGGTGCTTGATGGCTGGGATCCGCTCGAACCACATCAGGATGGGGAGGGCATATATCATGACATTGGATCCCTCTGGGATATCCATGAACTTTTCAAGCACCACATACGGACACCCGAGCATCCTAGAGTACTTCATCCCCTGCTGACCGATCCCTGCAAGCGGATTGGGTCCGATGATTGCGTCAAGCATTCTAGCTTGGTCTATAGTTGGGCGGCATATTCGTGAGCGGGAGTTGGCGCACCCCTCGGTGGGTCCACGCGTAGTACCCACCGCCCATCACCACCAGAAGGGGGATCAAGACCTTCCACAGGGGTATCTTGGGCTCGGGGGGCTTTGGCGTGACGATCTGCGGCGGGGGCATCTCCCGTATGTAGCGGGAGAGATCCTCGATAGCCATTGCCAGTCGATCTGGCTTGGGAGCCTCGTGGTCCAGTGTGGTCACCTCGAAGCACATGTACCACCACGAGGATACGGGGAGGTCCTCTCTCTGGGTGTCCCCCACCTGTGTCAGACGGAAGGTGAGACGATCAAGAGGTATCGGATTGAAGTATCTGGGGGGAGTCTTGAACACCCCCTTCCACTGCTCCCCCACCTCCCCTGTGGTGTTCGTGCTAGAGTTTGTGCTTCGCTCCAGTGGAACTCGGGCAAACAGGCGACCCAGGGACGCGTCGAGCATCTGACCCCTGACGGGTATCTCCTCCACCTGAATGTCCACAATCTTCCCCATGGGCTGGATGGGACCTCCCCGTATCCCACCAGGCTGGGTGATGTAAAAGTCCATGAGGCGTACCCCCACCACATCCTTCATGCTCTCGATGAACACATTGGAATCCAATCCAAATCGGAACTGACAGTTGCCAACTGTTCCCGACGTGGCGTTCCGACTATCCAGAGAAATCAATTGAGTCTTCTTAGGAGCACACTTCAGATCCTCCATATTAATATATAATCATAAAATATGTGTGATGAGTTCGCGGATGTCCGCAGCACTCCAGTTGATTCCTATAGCCGGTGCAATATTCGCCGGCGGTTATCAAGTCTCCAGGGTCGATACCCTGTTCACCAGGGCTGATGCACAGGAAATCGAACAACGTGAAACCAGAGAGGTGTGCCTTGATATATTCAAGAAGGTTACAAAAATTGAAACCATCTTAGAGGAGAGGGCACACAAAGAATAAACACACATCATGTATACCTTCCACCTGGTAGCACTGGGATTCGCTGGATACGCCTTATATAGGATCTTCTACCCCAAACTGCCCCCACCTGGATATGACATCGACAGGAACCTAGACGATATGCATTCTGACCTGTCGTGCGACGATTACGTAGAAGATGACAGTGATCAAGACGAGTGCTGGAACAACGTAGAGGAATACTGGAACGCCATGACGGAAAGTGAGCGTAAGGAACTACTTGACCGTGAACTCGACGAGTATTATGGGAGGGACCCAGACAACGAGCACTTGGGCAGGGGAATGTTGCTGTGGGCGTATATGATGGGTCGCTCACAGGCCTTAAAGGAGAAGAGTGAGTAATATACAGAGACAGATGTCCTCCATCACGACATGTTCGGCAACTACGAAACCACGTTCACGCCTGTCTACCTCGCGTTCGCAAAAGGGTCGCCCGTCCCCGGAGCCATTGTCAACTGGGTCATCTGCCAGTGTTCAAAACTATCTACGTTTTGCAGAAACTGTCAACGGACGATCGGCTATGCAGGGGGTTGCGTGGGCGGTAGTGGAGGCTGCGACCCATGGTGCCCACCGGTTTGATACGTTAGACGCCGTGGCAGTGACGGGCTTGGTGGCTCTGGGGACGGCGTTCACCTACAGCGACTCAGAGTCCGTTTCGTGGGGACCGTTCACCCCAGAGGCGGAGGTCGCTAACGGTCGAGGAGCCATGATCGCCATGGCGGGTTGGCTAGTTGCGAGGTCGCAGGGGCTGCTATAAAAATGTATGTGGGTG